AAATATATCAACCTGACAAGATAGTTCTTTTAACCATTCTTTTTAAGGAATACAAAATGGCTTTACCTAACAAAGTTCTTTCCGGTTTTACAACCGCAATTTGGATGCAAACTGGCGCTACACCTACTGCGGTTGCCGTTGGTGATTTGGATACATGGACAGGCATAATTGGCGATATCGTTGGTACTGCTGCTAATGGCACGGGTACTGATGGTGTTTTGTTGCCCGTTGAAGCCGTACCCGCATTTGGTCAAGATGATGCGGTTGCAAACTTCAGCGTTGCCGGTTCACGCCAAAGCGACAAAATCCCAACGCAATCTGCACCTACATCACTTAGCATTACCGCCGCTTGGAATCCTAGCGATGCGGCTTTGTTGCTGATTCGTGGCGATGCTGAATCCGGTTTGATTGACCGCACTTTTGTAGTTACCGCTACTGCCGGTGCAAATACGGTTGCCTACGCTTTCAATGGTCGCGTTTCTCAATTCGACATTGATAGCCAACCTAACGCCGAATCAAAATGCGTTTTCACAATTCACCCCCGTGGCAATCAATACGGTTGGTCTAACAACACTTAATATTATGCAAACTACAATAAAAGACACTAACGACCTACTAAGTTTTTTGGTAACCCAATCCGATTCTAGAAAGGATTGGTTTGGGTTCACCCAACAAAAACTAACCGCGATTTCATTGGCGCATGAGATTGCCGCTAACCATGCGGATAAATTTACGCCCGATGAAGTTGTTGAATATGTACACACGCTAAATAACGCGTTGTATCAAAAGATTATCAAACCGATGGGCTAATCATGGGCATTACTTTCAAAATTGAAGGTTTGAAAGATGTGTATGCCGCATTTGAGCAATTAGCCGATGAAATTGGCGATAAGAAAGCGCAAAGCAAAATTCTTATCCCTGCCGCACGGGAAGCAATGTTGCCCGTGTTGAATCAATCAATTGCCAACGCACCCGTAGATACAGGCGGATTAAGGCTTTCATTGCAAGTTGAAGCACGCCGCCCTACAAAGCGCGATAGGCGTTCAAAATATATTACGGAATCGGATACCGTAATTGCAACAGTTACTACTGCATCAGGCAAAAAACTAAAGGCTATGAGTGAAGGCAAAGGCTTATTAAAAGCACGCCGTAAACTAGCCAAATTAGGCGTTAACGATGCTAAAAATTTCATGGGTATCCAAAGCGATGCCCGTGCAATGGCGCAAGAATTTGGCACGGCAAGAAATGCGGCGCAACCGTATTTACGCCCCGCCATTGAATCCCAATCCCAAACGGTCGCTAAAAAGGTTGGGGAAATTTTAGGTAGGCGAATGAATCAATACAAGGCAAAACAGAAATGACAAAATTTAGTGCAGCATTTGGCGATAAATACCAAACAAACAAGAAAAATCTTTTAACCCGTTCATTTGAACTTGGTGGGCATACTTTTAAAGTTCGCATCCCTTTGGTTGCCGAATCGGATGCCATCTACAAAAAGGTTTCCGAACCCGATGAAGATTTGGTGGAAAAGGTTTACCAAGAAATTACCAAGCCATTGCTACAGTTTCAGGACAATCAAACCGAAGGGTTTGAATTTATCGATAACGATATTTTGGTTGATGGGCGTTCAATGCGCGAGGCGGCAAAAAACAAAGCCATCACCGAAGCCCGCATTACCGAATTTTTTAAACTGTTAGTGCCTGAATTGGAAGGCGCAAGTTTGGAAGATTTAACCTACGCGGATATTGAAGAAGAATTCCCGCTATCGGTTCAAATGCAAATCGTGGAAAAGATTGGCGAGGCCATTAGCCCGACCTATAAGGAAGCGCGGGGAAACTAATAGGCTCGTTAAAAACCCAATGCCTAGCCGCAATGGTTTTTAACGGGCATACCCTAGATTCAATAGCCGAAATTGATGATGTAACTATGGCAAACATCCAAACGATGTATGCCGATGGGTTAATTGGAAATTACGGCGTTCTTACGCAAATAGCGACCCTAACCAATGGGGTGTTTAACTATATGCGTGCCGCCAATTCGCGCCCATATAAACTAGCCAACATTTTGGGTAATGCGTATGATTACATCTACCCGCCTTTGAGCAAAGAACAACAAAAGGCGGCAGTAAATGATAGCCTTTTGGCCTTTATGCAACAGGCGCATGGATTTGATAAAACAATGTTTGGGGTAAAAGATGGCTAATATGATTGCCCGCCTTGGCGTAGTTCTAGGTTTAGATACCGCGGAATTCAATAAAGGAATTGCCGAAGCGGGAAAGAAACTAGAACAATTTAGCCAATCTGTTGAAAAATACGGCAAAGTAGGCGCAACCGCGTTAGTTGCCGCTAGTGCCGCGGCACTTCAATACGCCGATGATTTAGCCGATGTAGCCAAAGCCAATGATGTGGCTATTGGCACAATCCTTAAACTTTCTAGCGCCCTTGGCAACGCGGGTGGCAAAGCAAGCGATTCTGGCAAACTGCTTGCATCGTTTACCAACTTTATTGATGAAGCCGCGGGCGGTTCTGATAAGGCGCAAAAAACCGCGCAAATGTTGGGTGTTAGCCTAAAAGATTTGGGCAAACTTTCCGAAGAAGAATTGTTGAACAAGGTGGTTAAAAACCTTGGTTCAATGGATGATTCCGTTACCCGCAACGCCAAAGCAATGGAAATCTTTGGCAAAGCCGCCAAGGGTGTGGATTTTGTAAGCCTTGCCGATGATATGGCAAAGGCAAACAAACTTACAAAAGAACAAGAAAAAGCAATTCAAGATGCTGCCGATGTTTACGATTTGATGGCCCAAAATGCACGGGACACAATGGTAGTGTTGGCTACACAACTTGGACCGGTTCTAAAAACAAGCATTGAATACCTTAAAGACCTAACGGGCGAAACTAGCAATTTGGGGCAAGTTTTTAAAACTGTTTTCCAAACTATCGCAATTACCGCGGCAGATGTTGGTTTGGTTTTGCAGGGGCTTGTTGCGCAATTCCAAACAACCGTAGCAATTTTCAAATCTTTAATTCCAAATACACCGGAAAGCGAAACTAACGATGTATTTTTAAAGAATGAAATTAAAGGCATTATTGCCCGCCAAAATCGGGATGCCTTTTATGCCAAGATTATGGGCGAAAGCCAATACGGTAATTCGATTGATGCGTTACTAAATAAAGGCAAAACGCCCGCGCCTACAGGCGGTAGAAAAGTTCAAGAATCTAAAGAATCAATTGCCGAACGAAAAAGGCAAATGCAACTTTATGCGCACGGCGCGGCTAACGCGCAAAAGATGGCAGAAGAAGATGCCAAAGCGCGTGCGGAATTCTTTGCTAGTTACGAAAAGGGCAATGCCGTTGTTGCTGAACGCCAAAGATTGATGGGCATTGCTTTGGATAACGAAAAGCAAATGATGTTGCTAGAAATGAAATCTTCAAGCATGACGCAAGAAGAATTTAATTTGGAACGCGAAAGATTACAGATTAAACAAAAGTTGGCATCAAACTTAGAAGAACTTGATAACCGCAGGGATTTAACGGCAAAAGACCGTGCCGATGCCGAAGCGCGTGAAGTTGCATTAGCCGAAAAAGCATTGGGCATTGCAAGGGAAAGATACCAATTAAGTTTGCAAGCCCGCCAAGGAACTTTTGAAGAAGGCTTTTCACGGAACGCATTAAAGTTTTTCCGCGATATGCCAACAGAACTTGAAAATGGCGCAAAGGCTTTTGATTCTTTGATGGGCAATATGGAATCGGCTATTGACCAATTTGTTAGAACGGGCAAATTATCTTTTAAATCTTTGGCTAGAAGCATTATTCAAGATATCTTAGCCATTCAATTGAAAGCATCCGCAACATCCATTTTTAAAGGTTTGTTTGGGATGGGTGGCGGCATCAATACATCGGGCGCTGATTTGGCATTGTTTTATGCCGATGGTGGTAGCCCGCCCGTAAATCAACCCGCTATTGTTGGTGAACGCGGGCCGGAACTATTTGTTCCCCGTACTGCCGGAACTATCATTCCAAACCATGCTTTAGCGGGCATGGGCGGCACTACGATGGTTACAAACAACTACATTAACGCCATTGA